TAAGACTGGACAATTCTCTGCAAACACAGTTGGGCTACCATCTGTGGTTGTTGCTGCTGCATGTGGGGGATGTGGTTTTCCAAAGGGTGCGTGTGGTGTTATCTGACTTACATGTAATCCTACAGGAATTCCATTGGCAAAAACTGTGCCGGCTCCACGCATAATGGCTCCACCCGGTTGATCTGTATCTCCTTTTCTGCTTAGTTGTGGCATAACACCTCTCTAACTATTTACCTAATATTTTACTTACAATCTATTACCCAAGTACTATCTTTTTCTCAGGGACTTTAATCCCTGTAGTAGCTTCTATATACTTAACTTTAACTTGCTCGTTAGTATCTCCAACGACAGCAATGCTATTAGTATTTAGTCTAAATTTACCCTCCATATCAGTAGTAAACATGCTTGGAATCATGCCTATACCGTTTTGATTAGGAGCAATGCTCACAGGCTCAGTAATTTCAATGATATTATCATTGAGATTTACCACTTTTGCCACCATTTCTTCGCCACTGTTTAATTTGAACGAATATACTTCATTTATACTAAGATTCATGTTTATCCCATTAATTTTTTCTGTAATTCTGTGTATCCACCGACTAACTCATCATCTAAGAATATCTGCGGAACTGTACGTGCGTTTGGTACTGCTTCTAATAATTGCTCTTTAGTATACTCTTTATTGATGTTTCTTTCTTCATACTGTATGCCCTTTAATTTCAACAGGGCTTTTGCTTTATCACAGAAAGGACACATGTCCTTACTCCATACTATTGCTTTCATCTATTTCACCTTATTATAATGTTGGCAATTCTTCAAAGTCTACAACGTCACTCATAACTCCAATGACATAGTTAGTACTTTCGTTTTCTTGCAGTGCTGTTTGTTTTTTGTTTATATTGACATGTTTATTGAACCATGGAATAGGACTTGTTTTAGGATGATTTTCTAAATACTTTATACCAATATCTTTTAATCTGTTAAACGCAGTCCAGTCAACAAAATCTTTCAATATATCAGCATTTAGTCCTATAACAACACCTTTACTAAAAAGATAGTCGGCCCAAAGTTTTTCTTCACGAATAACTTCTAAGTATAAATCGTAAACTTCTTTTTCGCATTCAATTTTTGCTTGTACAAATCGTGGGTCATCTTTGACTACGTTATTGATTAGCCAGGCTGTCCATTCTGTATGCAATAATTCATCTTGTAAGATAAGGCTAATAATGTTGCCATTACCAATATAAATCTTATTCTCAACCATCGCAAGACTTGTAGCGAACGATACCATAAAGCGCAATGCTTCCAGTGCATAGCTAGCATTTAATGCTAACCATATTGCCTTTACATGCTCCATTTCAGGTATTACTTCACCTGTTTCTTTACGGCAATTAAGTTGATGCAAATCTTCATAGTAACGACCGATGTTAGCAGCCATGTCTATAATTTCTTTTGTATCATGTATCTTGTTAAATTCTTCTTTAGGTACACCATACACATTACGAATAATATGACTATATGATTTGCTATGTATATTTGTTTCAAAGAAACTCCAGTTATTAACTAATGCTTCTAGTTCTGGAATACTAATAACAGGACCAAATACTTGTGCTGGTGCACGACCTTGAATACTATCTAATGCTGTTTGTCTTAGTAAATTACTAGTAAAAATATGTTTTACTGCTTCAGTTGCTTCTTTATGGTCTATCTTATCTTTTGTCAATGTAACTTCTTCAGGCACCCAAAAGAAACCACGTGCGGTTTCTTCATACTTTGCAACTTTCGGGTACTTGACTTCTTCAAATCTTTGTACAGTTACAGGTCCTTCAGGATCTAAAAACATCGTGCGTTTTAGATAGTTTACTTGCTTGTTTAAATTATATTGTTCTCTACTCATCTGTTTCTTCTTTAGAAGATTCTATAATCAAATCTCCATTCTCCACGTAAACGCTATCTATATCTGTTTCTGACAACAACATCAGAACCATTTCCTTTTCTATTTCTGGTATATTAACTTCTTCAGTAATCCCATGTAAAAATAAAAATGATTTTATTTTCTCATCAATTGTGAGATCATTATTACTAATTAATTTCATAATTAGAATTGATCGTGTTCGGTTGAAGTTTTGTTTGCTACGGTTGACGTTGCACCAACAGCTTCACTAATTAAGTCAAAATAACTAACACCTACTTCACGTTGATGTTTGACTGTAGTAAATCCTCTGCTTTGTGCCGCAAACTCACGTTCTTGCATTTCACTGTAGCCAGCCATACCTCTTTCTTTGTATGCTTCTGCTAATTCGAATGTGGCGAGATTTACACTGTGGAAGCCTGCAAGTGTAATGAATTGGAACTTATAACCCATAGCACCCAATTCACGTTGGAATGTTTCGCACTCATCTTCACTTAAGAATTTACGCCAATTAAAACTTGGGCTGCAATTATATGCAAGCATTTGATCTGGATATACTGCATGTATTGCGTCAGCAAACTTCTTAGCCTGTTTCAAATCAGGTGTAGAAGTTTCAAACCACAATAAATCTGCAAAAGGAGCATATGCAAGGCCACGACTGATGCAAGCATCAATTCCATTTCTGAATCTGTAGAATCCTTCTTCTGTTCTTTCATTAGTGACAAACTCCTTATCTAAAGGATCATGATCGCTTGTAATTAATGTAGCTGCCTCTGCATCTGTTCTTGCCATAATCACAGTGTCAACACCTGCAACATCTGCTGCTAGTCTTGCTGCATTAAGTGTACGAATCATTTGACTTGTTGGTACTAATACTTTACCACCAAGATGTCCGCATTTCTTTTCGCTTGCTAACTGATCTTCAAAGTGTACTCCTGCTGCACCTGCCTCAATCATGTGCATCATTAATTCATATGCATTTAATGCACCACCGAAGCCTGCTTCAGCATCAGCAACGATTGGCAAGAAGTAATCTACATCAGTCTTACCTTCGCTATAATCAATTTGGTCTGCTCTACGAAAAGCATTGTTAATACCTTTTACTACTCTAGGAACACTATCAACTGGATATAAACTTTGATCTGGATAGGTAGTATTACTTGTGTTGTTTGCTGCTGCTACTTGCCATCCACTCAAGTAAATTGCTTTTAATCCTGCTTTAGCATGTTGTACTGCCATTTGACCATTATAAGCACCCAATGTGTTAATGTATGGTTCTTTGTGAAGCAAATATCTTAATTTTTCTGCGCCTCTTTTTGCAAGGGTGTGTTCAATCTGTACTGTACCTTGTAACTTTCTTACTGTGTCCTGTGTGTAATTACGCTTAGTCATAAATTCTCCTTAAAGTACGCAAGCTTCACATGCTTCTTCATCTTCCAATTGTTCTAACTTAAATTCAATAATATTATCATCTTTTAATGCTGCTTTTGAACCCATTTTGTTTATTAGGCTATAGTAAATGGTCTTTAGTCCCCATTTATATCCTAGCATTAAATTTTTGGCAATTAATGTGCCACTTACTTTACCATCAGCAAAGTAGGCAGGATTATAGAAAGTATTAGTACTAATACTTTGATCTATATATGCTGCTAAAACTGCTGCCGTTTTTAAATAATCTACACAATCACTTTGCTCCCACATCAATTGATAACGGTTCTTTAATCGTTTGTATTCTGGAACAACTTGTACAAAACTACCAGCTTTACTTTCTTTGACACTAATAAGTTCCATTGGTAATTCAATACCATTCGTAGAATTTAATACTACACTAGAACTTTCTACGGGTGCGATAGCCATTAATGTACCATTACGAATACCATACTTTTTTAGTTTCTCTCTTAGAGGTTCCCAATCTAGGCTAGGATTAAAGTCAGTGAGTTCATTGACACCTTCTGCTCTACGCTCCCATGGGAAAATACCTTTACCATAATATGTATGTTCGCTTCTCTTACATGGTCCTCGTTCTTGTGCAAGTTCAACACTTATTTCAGTTAGATAGTATGCCTGATGCTCCATCCAACGTTTTACTTCTGCAAGTCCTTCTGGTGTGCCATATCGTAAATGACGCTTTGCATGCCAATATGCAAGATTAGTAATGCCTACGCCCAATGGCTCAAAATCTTCATTAGCTAGTTTGCTTTGTACGCTTAAGAAATCCTGATAACCTAATAGATTACTTAGACTACGCACTAATACTCTACACGCCTTACGCATATCTTGTGGCGATTTAAAAGCTCCCCAATTAATGCTACCTAATGTGCAAAGTGCTATGCGACCATTTATATCTTCAATACGCTGAAATGGTTTTGTAGGTAATAGAATTTCTTGGCAGAGATTACTCTGATAGATAGGATCTGTTTTAGTATCAAATGGTCCTTGATTAATAACATTATCAATGTTAACCATATAGATACGACCTGTATCTGTTCTTTCTTTTAGTATACCATTCTTAAATATCTCAACTGCTGGTAATACTTTCTTTTTTATATTTTTATCTTTTTCATATTTGGTATACAATTCTTCAAATAGTTCTGTATCACTATAATATGCTTCATATAAATCAGACACTTCATGTGGATCAAATAGTGATATGTTTTCGTTATTCTTATAACGATTCCAAAACATCTTGTTGACTACTACACTGTAGTCTAATTGTCTAACACGTGTTTCTTCTGTGCCCTGATTATTTTTTAATACAATTAAATCTTCAAACTGATAATGCCAAATTGGAAATGTTACAGTGCAACTTGCATTACGAACACCACCTTGACTGCAACTACGAAGGTCAGCGAACCATTTCTTTAAGAAAGGTATCATGCCTGTATGTTTAATTTCACCATTGCGAATAGGTGCGCCTAATGGGCGAATACGACCTATTTCTAAACCTATGCCAGCTCGTTTGCTAGCATACTTTGCCATCATCTCACCGGCTGCAAATATACTATCTAACGTATCATCAGAACTAATAAGCACACAAGAACTAAATTGCTTAGTAGTAGTACCGAGACCGGCAAGTACAGGAGTAGCAAGAGTAAAATGCCCATCACTAGCACACTCATAATATTCTTTAACATACTTTAATCTTTTATCTTTTGGTTCGTTGTGAAACGCAGTGGCGGCAGCTATAGCATATCTTACTTGTGGTGTTTCAAATATTTGACCAGTGGCACGATTTTGTACAAGGTATTTCTCTGCTAATTGTGCGATAGCAGCATATGTATAATTCTCGTCTTTACTATGGTCAATGAATAAATCAATTACATTCCACTCATCTTCTGTATACCATTCTAGTAATTCACTAGTATACATACCTAACTCTACATTTTTCTTTACAATTTCATATATAGGAGGAGGTGTATATCTACCATACACTTCTTTGCGTAGCATACTTACCTTTTGTCTGCCTGCAACGTACTGATAATTTACATTGTGTATGTCTGGATTTTCTGTTTCATCAATTAAATCAACCATTGCCTTAAGCAATAATTCATCAATTGTATTTGTTGTCATGCCATCAGTAAATTGTATCTGAGCATTAATCTCAATCATACTTGCACTGACGTTATCTATGCCTGCTGTAGCGTATGCTACTTGTCTTTGAATCTTGGATATATCTAAGGGTACTACTTCCCCGCTTCTTTTCTTTACGTGTATATTCATTTTCTGCCTAAATTATAGTTTTTCTAGTAATCTGTTAAGATTAATACTGCGAGTGATGGTAAAGTCTTGTAGACAGTTATTTACTACGGTGTTGGGCCAGTAATTAAGTATATATTTTGCGTCATCAACTAGGACTAATACTACATCGTTACCCATATTGTCTACTGCTTCTACCAATTCAAATTTTTTCTCTCCGATCATATGTAAAGTATAACAAATTCCCAATGCTCTTGCTACATAACAATATTGATTTTCAACCAATAATTCCCATGGGTTGGGCCAATTGTCTATATCAAATGTATGCAAATAGTGATTAACTAATGGAGTTTTTTGCCAAAAATCATCTATCTGTATACATTTTTCAAGTAAGGGTAAATCAATTACCGATTCTTTTAAATCACGCCAAGCCTTTAATCTTATCTCATACGATAATTGAAATATATTCATTTTTATTATTATAGAATGTGTTAACCTATTATAGTATTAAAAAGTTAACCTGTCAAAAGTAAAGGTAAAGTTATGAATAATTAAGATTACTAAATTGTAAGTATATAGTAACCATTTAAATTTTCAAAATGTTATTGAGCCATTACCTGTAAACCGATAAGTTCTCGTTCCTGCTACGTTACCCACAGTAGGTGACCCTGTAGTTGAAGATGCTAAACTGTGAGCATTTGGATATGCAATAATAACTACTCCGGAACCACCTGCAGCATTTGTTGCCCCGCCACCACCACCAGTGTTTGCTGTGCCTGCTGTTCCTGCAGCAGATATTGAACCATTGCCACCGCCTCCTGCACCACCTGTAGGTGCTGTGCCTGATCTTGAGGATCCTCCGCCGCCCCCCGCGTAAGTTACAGCAGAACCTGTCAGAAATGAAGTAGCTCCGGCGCCACCATTACCACCTGTATTATTATTTGTACCACCGCCTGATTCTCCGACCGCACCTGCGCCGCCGCCTCCCCCGGATCCTCCACCATTGGAGGCACCGAAGAATGTGCCATTACCACCATTGTTACCTTGTTGTGGATTAGTTGAGGGTGTGTTCCCGGCACCTCCTGTATATGAACCACCAAATCCGCTTCCGGCTCCCCCACCGCCCGATCCACCTGGGG